CGGATAGACACCCCTTATTGAGAATGGTTCCCATTAAGGCGGTGAGGGTCTGCGACACGCCGAGCAAGTTTGACATGGTGCGTGTCGTGTGTTAGCGAAAAATCGAACGCACTGAAACACGTCCTTATCGGCGTGTCGTGGTTTGGTGTGTTATATTTGAGGTATCAACAAAAAAACAACACAAAAAGGAGTGATTAAAATGTTTAGGTGTAGTTTTATGAATTATTATTGTGTTCGTCGTTTACTTGAGATGGGTTATAGTTATTATGATTTTGTGGAATGTTATGCTGATTTTGATGGAATAGTGCATATGTTTCCAATTGGTTTTACGTGGGATAATATGGTGTCTTTTGGTGATAATGTAAGTGTGGTGTTTCTCGGTTATAGTAGGAGACATTGGGTGTGATGTGTATGTTGAATTATAATAGGTGCAATGGTAATAAGCGTTTTTATATAGGTGGTAGTGTTGTTAAGAGTGTGCGCGTGAAGCGTTATGCGGCTGGGTGTGGTGATTCGGGTTGTGTGGGTTTGTTTGATTTTGTCATGTCGCATTATGCCTATGATGTTACTAGATTGCGGTTGAATCAGAGATGGAAGCTGATTGAGGGTGAAATGGTGTTTGACGATGAGGCCGCATATTATATGTGATATGGTGGTGTTTGGCCTATTAGCTCAGTGGTTAGAGCGGCATCCTTATAAGATGTGCGGGCCGGGTTCAATTCCCGGATAGGCCACGGTTGTTGAGAATCGTTATCGTTATTGTTAGTGTGATATATTAGGTCATGACATGTCGTTTGGCATGTTGTGGCCTTTTTTTGTATGAGGTATATGCATATGGATATGAGTTCTATCGCTACCCTTGTGGGTAGTGTTGGTTTTCCGATTGTCGCGTGTTGTGGAATGGCGTGGTTTATTGCCACGACGTTCCGTGATTTTAATAATTTGATGACGAAGAACAATGTTTTGACTGAGGAGCTTATAGTCTTGCTTAAGAATGATAAGGGGGATGTTGATGAAGCGAATATGGCGTAGTATATTGGCGTGCGTATGCGTGTTGTCGTTGGTTTTTGTGCCGTCTGCAAGCGCGGATATGCGTGGTTTTGACGTGAGCAATTGGCAGTGTGATATCGATACGTATGCGCTGGACGCTGATTTTGTTGTGGCCGGTGCGACTTGGGGTGTTGGCGGTTTTAATAATGTCTGTTTGGTTAATGGCGTTAGTCAGGCCGCGAATTATCAACTTGGTCGTGCAGTGGACAGCGGCAAAAGTATCGGCGTGTATCATTATGCTATGGGTAATGATGCGGTGGCTGAGGCTGATTTTTTCGTGGATAACGTTGCCGGATATGTCGGGCGGGCCGTGCTTGCGCTGGATTGGGAGGCTGACGATAATCCGCAGTTTGGTAATGGGGCGTGGGTTGAGACTTGGGTGCGGCGCGTGTATGACCGCACGAAGGTGTGGCCTATCGTTTATACGGGGGCGTATTCGTTGGGTCAGCTCACGCCGTATGTACGTGAGCATTGCGGTGTTTGGGTAGCACAATATGCGTCTAACGCGCCGACTGGTTATCAGACGGTGCCGTGGCTGTATGGCGCGTATGGTGAGGCTATGCGACAGTACACGTCTAATGGTTACGTGTCGGGTTATGGCCCTCTGGACTTGAATTATTTCAGGGGTGAGCGGTGGCAATGGGACGCCTATGCGCGTGGCGAGCGTGATGGCGGTGTTTCGACCCCGGCACCGGAACCGGTGCCGGACGCTGGTTGTGCGTCCACGTGTGTGACGGTCGGGCCGGGTGACACGTTGTCTGGTATTGCCGCGCGTACTGGTTTGTTGCCGTGGCAGTCGTGGCATGGGTATGAGTCTGGTAATCCCAGTGTGATATATCCCGGCGAAACCGTTTGCTATGGCGGTGGTACTGTTGCGCAGTCAAGCACGAATACGGTACGTACATATACGGTGCAACCGGGTGATAGTTTGTGGGCTGTTTTCGGTACCGATTGGGCGCGTGTCGCATCGGTTAATGGCTTGTCTAACCCGAGTTTGATTTATCCGGGTCAGATTTTGCGTTACTGATAATCATTGTTAATAATCGGCGTGTCGCTTTTTGCACACGCCGATTTTTATGCTATAAATATATGTGTTAGCAAAAATGTTAACAAAAACAGATACAAAGGATAATAATATGCGCAAGATTCGTAAGGTAATCGCTGATAGCGATATCAGCTACTATGACCGAAACGGCGAGTTGAAAACGTTCCACACTATCGGAAACATTCACACCGTTGAAAAAGCAGTTAAAGCGCTTATGGACGCGGGTATTGTCAACGTCCTGATTGATGATATCACCGTACATAAGACAACGTATACTATGGACGTTGACACGTTCATCGAACACGCCGAAACCGTCGTAACCGATACCGATACCGATAACGATACCGATAACGACAACGATAACGACAACGATAACGAACCTGAAATCGATAACGACAACGATAACGAAACCGAGTTCTAATTTTGGAAGAAAACATCATGACCAAGACCAATGAACAGATGAACGACACCGCTAATGAAACCGCCCAGGCCACTGTTGACAATTATCGTTACATTTGTACGATGGACAACAGCACTTTTGAGGGCAAACGTGCCATTGTCAACGCGCGTAACAGCGCATTGTCATTGAACGCTATCGGTGACACGCCGCTAACGGTCATTGGCGCGTACACCGCGCCGGGCGTGCGTTCTCAGACGGGGCAGAAGTGCGTTAACGTCTATCTTTTTGCAAATGACGGTAATACGTATTTCAGCCAGTCGCAGGGCATTTATCGTAGCGTGTTGGATATTTATGATATGTTCCCTGATTTCAACGCGCCTAACGGTATCCCCGTGACAGTGAAAAAGACGCCCCTCGGTGGTGGCAGGTCTACAAAATCGCTGGAAATCAAGTAGTTTGAAATGAGAAAAAAGCGCCATAAATAATATGGCGCTTTTTTATGAGGGTGGTGAAAATCATGCCTAGGGCGCGTAAACAGGCGGACGTTTTAACCGCGAAGCGCAAGCGCGTGCGCCGTGCGATAAACAGTCTGAAAAAAAGCATCACGGACGCCATGCCCGAGAGTGAGGCAAACGCGCGACGGGGTTATATTCAACGGCTTGAATCGCAGTTGAAAAAAACATATGTCGGGCGCGTGAGCAATCGCGCCATGCGTGAAGAATTGTATCAGCGCGCCAACGAAGTCGCGGATACGCTTGTGCGACAGGTGGCCGAGGTGCGCGGCGGCAAGGGCCGCGCAATGGAACGCAGACGGTCGTTTAACATTTTCCGCACCGAGATGAGAATGGCTTCCAAAGGAATGCCGAGCGCGTTGGGTGAGCTCGGTCGGGAAAAAGTCAAGATTTTTTGGCGATACACACAAAACATATGGCAGAAACCTAATATCACCCCTGACAAACGATTGGAGGCCGTGATGAAGGCATATGACGCGGGCTCATTGAGTGAGCTTTTTGACACCATTATGACGCGCAACGAAAAAGTACTACAGTACGCCAAAAGCATGAAAGCGCACACGGGCGAGTTGGAGGATTATACGGATACCGACGGCGGTAGCCCGATATGGCTCGTGGCGGTTTCCCCTGACGTGGTACGATGAAAGCACGCAAAGAATACAGGATAGCGGCGTTATTCGATACCGAAACAACGAATATCGGTGAGGGTGCCGAAACGCGCGCGTATCCGATATTGTACATTTTTAACGATTTGCGGGCTACCCTGTTGGAATCGTATGACCCCGATACGGACGATGTACGTTTTTACCGGCGCACGTCCGAAGCGCTGGCGTACATTGATGATTTGATTACGTATGGTCGTGCACATGGTTATGTGCCGATAATCGCGGCGTATAATCTCATGTTCGATATGCAGACGCTTATGTTGGAATTGGCGCAGTCGTATACGATTGAGGTCAATGCGCAGACCGCTACCAGCGTGTACACGCTCGATTTGTGCGTTGATGGTAATGTGGTGTGCCGTTTTTGGGATACGTTCTATCTTGAAATGGGCGGGTTGCGTGCTATGGGTGAGACGTGCGGCCTGCCCAAGGCGGTGGGCGATTGGGATTACACACTTGCGCGCACGCCTGAAACGCCGTTGACCGAGGAAGAACTGTTTTACGCGCGGCGTGATGTACAGGTGATACCGCAGTATCTGCAATGGCTGTTGCGCGCTAACCATTGGCTCACGCCTGACATGCTGGGGTGCCGCGTGCTGACCAAAACCTCGCTCGTGCGGCAGATGGCGCGTCGTGAGATTGGCGGGCGGCGCGTCACGTTGCAGGGTGGCAAGAAAATCACGTTACAACGCGCTTTTGAAACGACGTGCAATCAAGAGTTTCCGAAAAACTATGAGTCCTATGCGTTGCGCAAGGCGTGTTTTCGTGGCGGTTTGACTTTTACGAGCGCGAAAACCGCCAGTGTTGCCGTGGATAACGTGGCGTCTCTTGACGTTACGTCAATGCATCATGCGTTCATCAACGGGCGTCGTTTGCCGGTTAAATTCGCGGTTGCCCCGCCGGAAATTTTGCAAATCGCGTGTAAGCGTATCATTAGTACGCCGCTTGAAGATGTATTACGTAATTATAGTGACCCGTTTCGCACGGGGTTGCATGTTGCGATACGTTTTACAAACCTTAGATTGCGGGCAAACACATGTTTTGCCGATTGGGGTATTGCAATCTGCCCACGTTCAAAGTTCGTGAAAACGTTGCAGGCGGACACCGATTACAGCAACAACGAACGCGCGAAAACACAGGAAAACAGTATCAGGGCGCACGGTTACGTTGATAGTGCCGTTAATCCGACGTTTGCTTTTGGAAAATTGTATCGGGCGGACGAATGCATCCTGCACGTTAATGAGATTGAGCTGTGGAACGTGGCACAGGTGTACGAGTTTGACAAAATGCATGTATTGTACGGCGAAGCCACCACTAAGACGATTGTACCGCCCGATTACGTGACCCTACAATCTAACATGCTGTTCGCGCGTAAAACCGACGTTAAAAACCTGATTAAACACTACACCGAGGGTGTACCATATGCGGGTGATATACCCGAGTCGATACCCGAGGGAATCGCACGTGACGCTAGGACGGGTACGTTGAGCATGAAATTTCTGCAATCCTATTACGGTAGCACCGTTAAGGGACAATTCAACGGCATCTATGGCACTCAGGCTCAAGACGTCATGAAAGCAGATTACCGTGTGACGGAAACCGGTGAACTGGAAGTAGATAAAAACACGGTCTGCACTCCCGAGAATTTTGCGAAAAAACGGCCGAAGACACCGCGCGTGCTGTACACGTATGGTATGCGGATTGTAGCCGGGTCACGTATGCATCTAGTGATAGCCATGATGCTGATATATCGGCGTTTCAGCGCGCGTGTCACCGTCACGGGCGGCGATACCGACAGTCTTAAAATCAGTTGCGCCGATGACGTGACCGATACGGAACTGTTGGACGCGCTCGAACCATTGCACACCGCGATAGAAAACGCAATCAATCTTACCATGCGGCGCGTCCGAAACACCGCGCCCGACATGGCGTCAACGCTTGACCATATCGGAAAGTTCGAGGTTGAGGACTGCGGCGGCACCACCCGTTACGCCGAACACGTGGAACTGTGGAACAAAGCGCGTGTAAGTCTGGATATGTCCGGACGCGTGCATGTCACTTGCGCGGGCTTGCCACGGCCCGACGGCGTGTACACCATTGAGGACTGTATCGAGGACATTATGCGTATGGGTCACGGTTTCGCGGAAACGGTACGGTCGGCACTGGGTTATGACGTGTTGGTTGATTATGAGATTTGCCATACGTTGCAACGCAACCGCCCGCATGTGTGGGATAGGTACGTCGGCACCGTCACCGATTATCAAGGCATGACATATCATGTTGACGCGCCCGAGGCGATAGCGTTGTACCCGTCCGGCAGATGGCTGGGGGAATCGGACAAACAGGCCAACGGCGAGAATCTTGCATACATGCGGGACGTATATAATAGGAATGTTGAGACATTGCCGCGTGAACTTATTGTGCGGGACGGCAGACCTATGATTGTGAGCATTGATGGCGAAATATTACTATGACCGGCTTAAGACATTGATATTGCCGCGTAACGCAGATGTTAATATGATTATCGGCGCGCGTGGTTTAGGTAAGACATACGGTATGCGGAAATACATGATAGAGGATTATTTGAAAAACGGTTATTGTTTTGTGGAAGTGACACGGTTTCGTGAGGAAAACAACGATGTCGCGGCAGACTATTTTAGTCGTATTGTTAAAGATAATATTTTTCCCGATTATGAGTTTAGGACTACCAATAAAATAGCTGAAATTCGCAGAAAGAAAACCGGTAAAAAAGAAAACCCGTGGAAAACCATCGGCTATTTTATACCTTTGTCATTACAACAGCAGAAGAAAAAGAGTACTTATGTTAATGTGCGGAACATTTGCATGGATGAAATTATCATAGATAACGATGACAGATATCACACGTATCTGAAAAACGAATTTGAGCAATTGGCGAAACTTGTGGACACCGTTACACGTGAGCGCGCCGATGATACGGGATTGCGCAAGCCGAGAGTATTTCTGCTGGGTAATGCCTGCGACGCTTTCAATCCCTATTTTCAGCATTATGACGTACCGTTAGAACCTGAGTATGGATTACGATGGCTGGGCGGAAAAACATGCCTGTTCGACTATGTACGTGACGATGAATACGCCGAACAAAAAACAAAGAACACGGTAGCGGGCCGTATGCTGAAAAACAACGATGACGTCACCTCTAAAAACAAATTCGCGCGGCATAATACTGATTTTATCGAAAAACCGCACGGACATGCAAAGCTTACGTATGTTTTCCGATGGTTGCAACATGAATACGGCGTGTATGTTGATTTGCGTTGCGGCTACGTTTTCATCTCATCTAGATATGATGGCGGCGCGCATGTACCGTATTTTGCAATTACCCGGACGGACAACAAACTTAACTATCTTACCGCGAACATGGCTAAAGATTTGATACGTAATCTTACATCATATTATGCGCTGGGATATCTGCGTTATGATATGGTGGAAACGCAACACGCCGTAAGTGAAATGCTAAGGAATTTTGGTGTAAAATAACATACGGCATACAAAGAGATGCCGCAGTGAGACCGCTAAAACATTGTCATTGACGTCCACGGTTGACTCCGCCAATGATATGGCCGTGAGGGATAAGCGCGCCGGTTGTTACTGTGAGTCATGTCGCAAGTATGCTATCCTTAAGCCGTACCGGTTCGGTATTCGTTCGCCGGTACGGCTTTTTCATATATATGGAAGGAAAAACAAATGGATGACGAAACCACCGAGGAGAGGGACACCGCCGAACGTGATGACCTCACCCCCGACGAATCACACCGTGAAGGCGAGTTCGATGACTTGCTCGACATGCTTACACGGGTGCTTGATAAAATCGACGCAATGAACGAACGAATCGACGGCATCTACGACAATTTCACGGACTCCGTGGCGCAGATGGTCGAAAACGGCGCAACCGTCAAGGAAACCGACGATGACGCGGCGGAAGCAATCGCACAGGCGGCGGCGGAAGACTTGGAAAACCTCGATTACACACTGTAACGGATAGGAGAAAATATCATGGCTGTAGATAACGCGACGATTTTGGATAAAGTCCGTACCAAGGGCACCGATGACTACCAGCAACGCATACCGAGCGCGACGCAAACCGGCGTGGCGAATACCATGCGCTATCTGTTCGACCCCATGAACCGCCAATATTTGAATGATTGTGTCTGGAGCATGGTGAACCGCATCGGACTCACCGTCATGGCCCAGAACGCGCCGTTTGAAAACCCGCTGGCGGTTTTCAAGAAGGAGAATCTCTACTGGGGTTCGACCGTGCAGGAGATTGCCGTCAAGTGGATTAAGGCGCACGGGTACAAGGATGACGCCGAAGAGTTGCTGAAGATGCACCGGCCCGAGGTCGCCGTCTGGTTCTATGAGATGAACCGCCGTGACCAGTACCCGATATCATGGACTGAAGATGAGTTGCGGCAGGCGTTCGTTGATGACTTCGGTTTGAACCGTTTTATCGCGCAGATCATGGAGACCCCGCGCAACATCGATAATTATGATGAGATGAACATCATGCTTGCGCTGATACGCCACTACGAGCAGACTCTCGGCTTCTACAAAGTACACCTTGATAAGATTCCATCCGATGAAACCACCGCCAGGACGTTGCTCAAGGCGTTGCGTTCGACCGCCGGACGTATGCAGTTCCCGTCAACGCAGTACAACGCGCTGAACGTGACCGATATCCCGGCATACGCCAACCCCCAGCAAATGGTGTTGCTGATTGAACCGGAATATCTTGCGTCGATTGACGTCGATGCACTGAGCGCCGTGTTTCAGCTGGACAAGGCCGAAGTGCCGTATCGTATCGTTCAGGTGCCGAGCCTCGGCATCGAGGGCGCTGTCGCGTTGCTTGTTGCGACCGACTGGTATCAGGTGCGCGACATCATGTATGGCACCACCCAGTTCTACAATCCGCAGACACTCGGTAACACGCTGTATCTGAACCATTGGGGTATCTACGGCGTGTCGCCCTTCACCCCGTGCGCGTTGTTCACGACCGATGCGGGTACCAGCATCAATGTCGTGACGCAGACCGTGACCGGTTTCACATTGACCCCGACTTCGGGCGACGTCAAGGCGGGCGACGTGGTACAGCTCACCCCGAAGCTCACCGCCACCGTACAGCCGACGGGCACCGCAATCGAGGTTGCGCCGAACTCCGCAACCTACGAGGTGTCGGCCAAGCACGGCGCAGAGGGCGAGGCGTTCCAGCTCGATGTCAACACGTTCGTAGATGACCAAGCACGCTTGCATGTCCAGCGTAACGGTCTCAAGGCGGGCGATATCATCACCGTGACCGGCACCGCGACGTATGTCAACCCGACCGGGGAGACCACTGAGCATAAGGCCGAGTGCACTTTCACCGTCAAATAGTCTCCATGTTAAAATGGGTGGTGTTTCACGTGAAACATCACCTTTTTTTTTTTCGTATATATAAAGAAAGATATGATATGGACTTCCCGCACCTTCAAAACGTCACGGCGTTCCCCGATACGGACACGCGCGTGTACGAACAGTACCGTAATGTTTTCGACTACAATGTTTGGACGCCAAACACGGTTATCAAGTTGTGCCGCGTGAACTGGTACGATGATTATCATGATGTCGTGAAATTCCCGGACGATGCCGCACGGGACGCATGGTTTGACAAATTGGACGGGGAAACCGTCAAGCTCACGACTAACATGTATATCGCGCGCGCCGATACGGACGGTATAAAATTGCCCGTACCGTATATGACGGCGCAACGGTATAATTACATTGTCGTTGATTTTTCACATGATATTGTCAATACGCCGTATCAGAAAACCGACGTGCAGACACGCTATCACTTTTTCATTACGTCCGTGCGGGCGGAAGCGCCGAACACGACAACATGCACGCTTGTACGTGATGTATGGACGGATTATATCAACAGCACCACAATCAACGGTTTGCTGTTGTCACGCGGACACGCGCCATTGAAGGAAACGACACCGCAAAAACTGTTGGAAAACCCACGGGCCAACTGTCGTGATTTCACGTTGCCCGACGTTGATTATGGCAACGCGGCCACGAACATTAGAAAAAGCACGCCTATTAACCTGCAAAACGGTACAAGATACATATGTTTGACCGCAACGTTTTCCCCGCAACAATTGCAATCAATGAGCAATGTGCGCGGTACAAACGTCACGGACACCACCCCGTCATATACCAACGCCGACGAAACGGTCAATGGTTTTATATGGGGTGCCGGAAACATAAACACATCAAACGTAACCGGCGCGGGCACGTCATATAATACCATTGATAACCTCACCGCAAGCAACGTGTACATGTACGCGCTGGAATCATCCAAAGTATCGGGTGATTATTTTGATACGATGTTTGCGTATTACCCGCATATCATGTCACAGATCGTATCTGTTTTCGTTGCCACGGCGAACATGATGCATTTTGGAAATGCCATTACGGTTAATGATGTGGCATGGCATACGGTCAGCGGCGCGCGCACAAAACTAGCGGACATTAATCTAACCACAAATGACTTCGGCTATGCGCCCGAATACGCCAAAATAACACGACTGTACCTTGCACCCTACGCGCACTTGGAAATATCCGACAACATCGGCAATAAAACCCGAGTGGAAATAGCTGATTGCGGGCATCTCTCGGCGCAAGCCGTCACATCGTTAAGCTACCCGATATTACGACAACTCGCATGGCTTGACGGTATCGGAGGCGACGGCGACACGTCCATAACCATCAACGCCATCAACGGGGATACTATCACCGCCGACGTGCCGAACGCGGACGTGCTCAAAACGCTCATATCCCATGACATACCGACATATGCGTTGCAACGCCGCGCAATCGACGCGCAACGCGCCGCCTCCTACAATGTCGCCGTAAGTCAGGCACGGCAAAACGCCATGCTGACATATGAAAACGGCGCGCGCTCGGCCAATGTCAGTCAAGCAAACACGTATCGTAGCAGTGCGGCGACGGTATCGAACACCGCACGCGCGAATCAACGCGACATAGCGATAAAAAACGAGTCCAATAGTGTACGGTCGGATAATCTCACATACTCGAACACACGCCAAACCGCTGACTTGAGCACTAGCACGGCCAAAATCAACCGTGATGTGCGTAATGATAATACACTACAGAATAAAGCTTTTGTGGCAGGCACCCAAACACAGGCAATAACAAACGTGGCAAGCGCGATAGGCTCAATAGCGGGGGCCGCGCTGGTAATCGGCACAGGAGGCGCGGCCTCACCGGTGGTGGCCGGCGCAATGGCAATCGGCGGCGCGGCGCTCCAGGGCTACAACACCGGTATTGCAATCACTAACAGCCAGGAACTCAACGCGACATCCAATTATGTTGCAACTGATAAAGCGAACACCGCAATACAGGCCAACACCGAGCAAACACAACATGCCATAACACAGGCAACCGCCGTGACCACTCGCGCGAACACGCAGGCCGACCGCGTTACCGAATACAGCACAAGCGCGGCTACCGACATGACCGCCACAAGCACGGGCACGGCCAACACGAACGCGGGCGCGTCACGTGGTGTGACGGTTGACAACGCCAAACGAATCATGACGAACGCGCGCGACAACACTAATGCGTCATGGCGCGACATGCTCAACCAGCCGGCGCAACCGGTCGGCGCGTATGGCGGCGACAATTTCAGACAGGCCACGGGGTTTGACACCATGACCGTGAAAATCGTAACCGAGGATAACGGTGCGATAGCGGCGGCGGGCGATTACATGCTACGCTACGGGATAGCAAGCAACAAACTCTACAACAAACCGACGCTGACGGCTTGCAAGCATTACACGTATTGGCAGACCGCCGACATATGGACGATATGCCCATTGGCGCAAAACGAGCAATTGCAGACAATAAGGGATATTTTCAATACCGGTGTTACAATATGGAACAGGCCCGAGGAAGTCGGCGGCGACTTCGTACACGACAATCTATAAGGTGGGAAAATTGGGACGCAAACGCACGCATAAAAGGCCGTTGACCCGCGCGGAACTGGGTGAGCGCGGCGCGCCGGTATGGCAACAGTCCGAGGCGCTCAATTCGCAGGCGTATTCGATGGCGTATTCTCAAATGTTGAATATCGCGTTATCACGGTTCAAATGGTTGAATCTGCCGAAAACCTGCGACGCTTGGTTTCTTGAATACAATCTATTGTATTTTGGTTACGCGACAATCGCGTTTCCGCATAGCAAGCCCGGCGTGTTTTTCAGCACGCAGGCGGTGACAACATCGAATTTCAACGTGTATTACAAACCGAAGAAATGGGATAGCTACGGTATCAACGGTTGGCGTTTCCCGGTCAACAACTCAAATGGTGTTTTCATCTACGCGAACCGTGCCCGCACGCCGCTCATCCCGACCATCGAGTTTTTCGCGCATGAGATTGAAGATTTGTACATGACGCGACGGCAGAATCGTTTCAACCAGAAAACACCGTTTATTTTGGAGGTTCCAGCCGGTCAGCAAACGGCGGGTATCAACGTTATCAAGCAAATCAGCGGCGGTGAAATGGCAATCATGGCGACACCGGGCTTCACCGATTCCATGAAAGCAAACGTCCTGAAAACCAATGTCGAATATATCGGCATGGAATTACAGAACGACATACAAAACACGTGGAATTCGTTCTATCAGGCGCTGGGAATCAAAAACTTGCCGTTGAAAATGGAACGACAGACCGCCGATGAAATACAGGATTACGGCGAACCGACTGACCTACGCGCGCTCAGCGAACTGGAGGAACGCCGCGCCGCCTGCGACATACTCAACACCCGGTTTGAAAAATACCTCAAGGAACCGATACAAGTCGTGTGGAACGAGGACAACATCTCACGCAATTATGATTATTTGAATAACCTTGAAAGATTGGCCGGTGATGATAATGCAGAATGACATAGACAGCTATCAGCCGTGCGAATCACGCGACGAATTTCATGGCGTGATGACGTACACGTTTGGCGAACTACTCGACGTGCCGGGCGGTGTTGACTGGGATAATGCCGCATGGTCATGGCGGGACGTTGCCTATGATGACACGCAATACACGCGCTGTTGCCGTAAAATCGAAAACCGTTTCTATGATCGGGAACTAGGCGTCATGCCACCGTCAAGATGGCGACGGCACTTCATACGGCTCATACAAGAAATCATGCCGACATTACGCCCACTATACGCGCTTGTAGATAAAAACCCGGATATAATACTCAGCGATAACGACATATGGCACAAAATGCGAACCGTTTTCAGCGATTTCCCGGCAACTCAACTGACCGAAAATCAGGACTACGCAAGCAACGCAACAGATAATCAATACGAGACGATTACTAACGGTAATTTCATGGACAAAATCGAACGTATCCGAAACGGTGATTATGTTGACATTGACGTGTTGTTGCTCGACCATCTGGAATCATGTTTCAGTCCGTTATGGACTATCAACATAAACAATTACTAGCGAGGTGATTTTCATGGACGCCAATACATTAGCCCGTATCGAAAACGAATATTACAAGCTTAACGAATCTATCAACAAACTAGGTGTTTATCTATTGAAACAAATGAACAAAAAGAAAACGCTGACAAATGATAAACATTATGAATTGTTGATAAAACAATACGCTATCATGCTACAATACGCCGACGTTTTGGCGCAACGTATCCACCTCGCAAGGAAGGAAAAATAATGTTCCCATATCTGCCGTTTTACTCGGTATGGCCGTACACGCCCGCCATACCCGCGTTCTACTGGAACGCCAAAAGTCAAGAGGAAATAATAAAACATATCGCGTGTGAAATCGACCACATAACGGCATATTTGAACGAAATTGTAACCGACATAAACAAAACATTAAACGATTATGACACAAGAATAAAAAACATCGAGGCACACATAAACGATTACGGTACGGCCATAGCGCAAATACAGGAACAAATCGAACACATAGGAGACACACAACTGGTATGGAACGTCACAAAAGGCGAATACACTGACAGTAAAACAGCACTACGTGATTTGTACCGCGAACTAGCGATATACGGCGCGCGCGTCACTCAAATAGCCGATATCAACACCGGCAAACTATCCGAGCACCGTACCGACGAAACACCCGCAATCGGCAATCTTACCATATTCAATGACACAACACCACGTGTCACTAATCCAACCACCGGCGATAAATACCCGCCACTATCATAAAAGAGGAGTATCATGGTTAACACCACGAATTACGCACTGGAAAAATATGAGGCGGGAAACTCCGCAAATCTACTTGACCAATACAATTCATCAATGGATAAAATCGATGAAGCCATAAAAAGCGTCAGCGATAAAGCAGACTTAGCGCTAAACAACAAAGTGCTACCGGACGGCCTAGCCGCATTCATAAACGCACTAGGTCTAACCGGGTCTAACGCGCAAACACTCGGAACCACTCTCAACCACATATTAAACCGCACCGGCACGGAAACTTTCACCGTTACCGACCTCAGCAAACTCAAAAAAACCGCAGAGGGCTATCCAATTCCGCCGACCAAGTAAGGGCATACCATCATGGCAACAGAAACACCGTTCTATCATCTGCCACTATACGAAACAGGCGACTTAGCCGACCTACGCGACGGCTACAACGCCGCAATGCGCACCCTAGACCGCGTAATACATCAACTAAAAGTACAGGAAGAAATAAATCACCCGACAAATCTCAGGAAGGACAACTAACATGACCGACTACACAACAAACTTCAACCTCGAAAAATACCAAACCGGCGACGCGGCAAACCTAAACGACCAATACAATGCGTCAATGGACATTATCGACGATAACCTATACAAAATCAACACTAACGCAAACACTGCGGGCGGTAAAGCCACGCAAGCGCTCGAAACAGCACAAAACAACACCAAAAATCTGACAGCGTTAGGCGTAACCGATACCGAAACCGCAACACAACTCAAAAACAAAATAGACAGCACCGCAATCAAACTTGACACCACCACCGAAACCGCAAACAATGCATTAACCAAAACACAAGCCAACGAAGCATCAATAGCCAATCTATCCAAGACCGTACAAAAAATAGATAACATCTATCCAAACATCTCATTAAAACGAAACACATACGAAAATATCGCAATCATAGGCGATTCCATAAGCCACGGCACCGGCGCGTCAAGCACGACAAACTCATGGGCAAACCAGTTCCGCCAATACATAGGCGCGAACAGCGTGCAAAACATGGCGCAAAACAACGCAGGCTATGTAAACTCGCCAACTTTCATATCACAACTACAAGCAGTGACCAACAAAACGGAAATAACACATATCATAATCGCAGGCGGTGCAAACGACAAACTGCAAACAACAACCAGCATTACAAGCGCAGTCAAAAACACACTACAATACGCACTAACCAACTTCCCGAACGCAGAAATATACGTTGCACCGATTGTCCTAGGCGTACAAGGCATGTTCAGATACCACACAAACATACCGCAGACACTAAACGCAATCGAGGAAGGAATAGCGCAAACACCAAACGTACACGAAATACAATACGCATGGGAATGGCTCAACGGACGCGAAGACTGGGCCTCTACAAACAACGGTTCAATGGACCCGATACACCCAAACGACAACGGACAAAAACAATTACTGCGTCTATTCGCAGAATCACTATTCACCCGCAACGGCATACACAACAACTGGAAAGCAAACGTAACAGGCACAGACAACCACGGACAAATAATACACAGCGAATCAGTATGCAACAACGGAATATACACATTCAATTGCCAATTCAAGGTAGTAAACAACCACACAGCATACGCCGGAATAATCGCCACATGTTACGGACTATCAACAGTAAACAACTACCACATAAGCTCAAACTACTATAGCGGCACCCTATACGCATCAACCAACAACGCAAACAAAGGAATCATCTCATGTACAAACTCAATACCAAACAACACAGAAATATACTGCACAGCAACACACAGCATTAGCGCATAAAACCAAAATAAAACACAAAGCCCGGTAGGCTGTTGACCTACCGGGCTTCATCATACTCATTTAAACAATTATGTCAGTCACCATACATAATCATCAATTAAGACAACATACGAACAAACGCCATCTTTAACGCCACAACATACGAAATCAACATCACAATCACCATATTTAAATTCAAGAACCCTAGTAAGGGCTGATTTAAACGTGACCACACTATCATCAATCTCCTCACAAGCACGAACAGTTGTCTCAAAACCGTCAATATCAACCTTATATATATTATCCGGTTCAATCTCAGTCACATAAGCCTTAACTTCAAACATTTCAATCCTTTTTTTTTTATTTTTCCTGACAACACCAATACTACCACACACAAAACACGACACGCCGAAACGGGCCGCTTTTTTCACGCACACCTCCGCGTACCACACGACACACACCATGTCAAACTTGCTCGGCGTGTCGCAGACCCTCACCGCCTTAATGGGAACCATTCTCAATAAGGGGTGTCTATCCG